GAGGTAAATATCAGTGATGGGAAACCACCTGGTGTTTATTTTGAGGATGAAGACATCGATTTTGATGACTTAGTCCTACAACCAATCCCAATAATTGAGGATGTCACTTCGGTGGCTGAATCAAAAGATATGTGTGGGCTCGCAACGGGGAAAACCTCCCCCGATATACCACGATTTGAATACCGTGGCGTCCTGGATCTATTTTCAGAAATGGTGACAGAATTGAAGAAGAAGAATACAGTTAATTGTACGAAACTTCGAATAATTCGAGAACATCGTTTCTTAATGGAATTGTGGACAGCCGAATTAAAGAAATATCCTCGTAAATATGATTTGGATGATACTTTAATAGATGTTATTTTCACATCGAAAACAGAAAAAGATGAACTTGCAAAGGTTCGTCAGAAGGTTCCTGAGGTTGAAAAACCTCCTGTACAATCAAAAAACGATTTGTGCACTTCGGTAGGTGTAGTACAAGATACGAACCATACCCAACCTGCGGCCGAAGTGAGCGCATTAAAGGAAAGCGGGTCGAATACCAACAAGGCATCTTCACAGGATGCAACCAAAATTGTTGGCAATTCGGCTGTACCCATAATTAGACCAACTGTTGAAGGGAATCCCCCTTTGGCGGATATGGTGTGGAAGGGCCGTTGGAGAGTGGGGCATTTTTTTAGCCCTCTCTTTAAAATAGCTCGTGATACATTGCATCTTTTCTTTTTTACGGTTCTCACCCTTGCCGGGTCATCCCCGGATTGGGTGGATAAATGTGTTGTTTCTGGTGGTATTTATATGCTACCGATTTTTCTTCCCTTCGTATCTTTCCCAATGATGATAGGAATGCAGATGTCGTATTGGCTTTTATTGGTGTATAATAACGTGCAAACGCGAAATTACACAAAACGCTATATGAATATGATTATTCTTTTAATTATCACTGGGGTGTGTTTTTTAGTGTATTGGATTGTTTCTAATATGACAAAAGAGACACGGAAACGAGAAAAGAAAAATAGTGGAACTCCACAACCGCACGCAAATCGTCCCATGTGGGTGACTGTACTTATGTACATTTCTTCTATTATAGGTGCTATTGCTCTATTAATACCACTTATAGTTCAAGTTCCCGGTATCGATTGGATACTCAAATTGTGTAGAGATTCTTTAAGTGACATCAGTCGTGCAGGTCCATACTTTTCTGGTTTGTCCGAGAAGACAGAGAAAGGTATGGACTATGAAACTCTGAAGAAAGAGATGATGAAATTTAAAGTGATATATGTTGCACAGAAGAAGTGGGTCGATCATAATGACCTACTATTGCAACGAGTAGATTTATACAATGTACGAGTATCCCCCTCAATAAAAGGTGATAATGTTTTGAGTTATGATGAAGTCAGAGCGAAAGACATGAAGCCACGTAATTTTGAACAAGAAGTTGCGGCATTGGGGGATATTGTTCTTGACACATCATCTCATGTATATATGTGGATAATGGGTCCGAACGGGAAACGAATGTATATTCGTTCCATCCAGGAGTCCGAACTTAAGAGACTCCATGAATTTGGAATTTACAAATATGGTAAGTTGGAGTTCGATCCAGCAAACCTAACAGACGAAACATACCCTCGCATAGACTTTCGAGCGTTGAGAGATGAAACTTTTGTCTCATTACGTGGAGAGTTTCAGCAAATGGATCAAGTAGGAGGAACACCACAGTCATGGATTAAATTGTCTACCGGTACTTGGTTAGACAAATATATTTCATGGGATTGTGTCCTAATAACATCCGTTTTGATGATAGTTTTTTTTACATTGTCAATTGCGTATCGTGAGGATAAAAAAGAGGCTCGTGGTTTTTTTCGGCAGATTCCGGTCGCCGATATATCCAAACGTTGTGTACCTGTCTTTGGTAGAAAGGAAGCGCAATTTGAAACGGGCTTGTGTGACGTTATGTCGAAAGTAAGGTTCAAGCATAAAGATGGAACAACAGGAACCTATTGGGTTTTAACTCAACATGTCTTTGACTTTGGCTTCGAGCCCTATGTTAAAGTCTCTGGAAAAGAGGTTGATCTTCAGCCTTTAGTGAAATTCATTGGTAATGATATAGCCCTTATTCCTGCAACTGCGGTTGCGATAGCGGGAATAGAGGCATATACACAAGCGGATATGAACAAGGTTCATCCAGTAGTGTTTATGTCATTTAGACCGAAAGACTTAGTTCCCGTTACGGCGGGATCCTTAGCAACACGGGATTACAATAATGGGCGTTTGACGTATGATTTTGATACAGAAAATTTCCAATGTGGTAGTGCAGTAGTAGATGCTCAAGAGCTATCCCATATTTTTGCAATCCATGCCGGTACTTATGGTAATGGAACTAATTATGGGATGGTTTTGCCTTCAATAGTGGACCAATCACTATTTAAGAAGGTGGAGATAAAACTACCAGAAGCTAAGCTAAGCATCAATGAGCCCCGACATCACCAGGAAAATGTTCATAAATCAATGAAATCTGGTGGTAAAGGGACGTCCGGAGTACGTATGGCAGCTCGTGATCAGGAGTATATCAAAGCGCGACAACGCGATACAGAACAGCGGTTGCAGCAATTAGATCGCGAACGCGCACGTGTGGACCATGCTTTAAAAGCGTATAATCAAGCACACGATGATTTTACTCCTAACTACGATAATTATTTCAACCCACGCGATCGTGCGGGAGTTGAATGGGATGAGTGGACGAAAGCCCGTGGCAGCATAAAAGAATTGCTTGGTGACGATCTAGATATCGAACGTTTTGAAGACGAAGATGTTTATGACCAAGTTGCCGATCAATTAGCTGAAATGGAGGATCGTCTACAACAGCAATCCGAAATTGTAGAACAAATCATGAACTTACGGCAGTGGCAGACCGATAATCATCACTACCGTGGAGCTGGGGATACTAGTTTTATGACTGACTGGGATCGTGTAGCAAATGATATAAAGGAATTGTGGGAAGAATATTATGATAATAATGTATCTGAAGCAAAACCCAAACGTAAACTACATCGTCTCCGTTTTCCTCCTACACGTAAGTATAAGGAGGGGAAAAGACAAGAAGCTGATATTCCAAAAATGCCAAAGGCAGATCCAAAAAACGGCCCTGGCGACTTTGGATTGCCCACAATCCAAGTCAATGCCGCCTCAAAGGTGGGGGTGCCCTCGAACCCTATGGGCTCTTCAATGAGTTCAAAAAGTTCGCAGATGACATCATCGAACCAGATGGTGAACCCATGTACACAAGATTCGCGTCCCATTGTACAAAAAATGGATACGAATTGCCCAAAGTTAACACGGTCCCAACGCAAACGACGAAATCGACAATTGCGAAAGCAATCGACTCTTATCGAGAAGAAATCGACAGAAGCTTCCTCGACTCAAGTGAGTGGAAGCAAGCTGAAGAAATAACTTTCGAACGTTTGTATCCGATATTGGCACCACATGCGAAGCTAATGTCGGATGACGATTTAAAAGCAGATCTTCATAAGAATGCAAAGAAATCGTCAGGTGTTTTTGGGAGAATGGGTAGGTACCCCACCAAAGGGGAGTTCCTCGCTAAACTCGAACGTACCAATATGTCTATAAGAGACTACCTTTTTATGCACATTATGGCGAATCCTATTTTACCTTTTCTTTGGTATGCGAAAATGAAGAAAGAATGGGTGACGCTAATGAAACTTCTGTCGCGTAAGCAGCGGATGTATATAATAATGTGTGTAGAACATTTATGTGGTCATAAGATATTTTATGGGAAAATGCAAAAAGCATTGCGTCTCAAATTGGAGGTGAAACATGGTCAAACATGGTTCTACGGGTTTGTGGATCTAATGTCTAAAGATATGGAAGGTTCGAAAGTTCATTCTATGGATTATGACAAATGGGATAAGAGATACCAATTCTCGAATTCTGTGTATAAATTACTAGATCGCGTTCAAGATAAAGTAATTAATTTAGACCATAAAGATCGTTATCTTCGAAATCTGGTGCGTGAAAACTGTGTAAACACGGTGGTCATAATGCCAGAGGGAGATGTAGTGCGTATTGCTAACAGGCAAAATCCATCAGGTAAGGACGGGACAACGGAACATAATTGTCTCGCACATATGTTGATTGAAACTTATATGCAGATACTATATTTTAAGAGTATCGATAAGCCAATCGACAAATCAATTATCAACCGCAAGCATCGTGGTACGGGATATCTTGGTGATGACCGTATCGCAGCAAGTGGTGGTTTTGAACCTGGGTATTTGGAATTTTATAATTCCAATATATCAAAAGTGGGTTTAGTTTTAAAAGAGTTAAAAGTGACGGAAGGGCCGGAAAATGCCTGCTTTGCGGGTTTTGAAGTCAAACGGTCTCATTGGGATGAGTCATTCTATGTTCCGTATTATAAAATCGACAAGATCTTTGCCGGTTTGTTCACGAACACAACGCATGACCCTACCGTAGTTATGTCTCGGTTTATGGCGTTTGCTATACTCATGTTTCCTCAAATACATGAGTATCGACGCCTAAAACCTCACGTGCTGACTTTTATTGAAAGTTTCGTGGACCATAAATCATATTCTGCCACTGTCGTTTTTTGGACAGATGAGCAATATATGATTCGTCTATGGAGCGGGAAAGAGTCGGTACCAGAGGTGGAAGGAGGAATAACGAAGAGGCTGAATGTCTTCACCCGATTTACCAACTGGTAATTCAATGCGGGCTCCTCGTCGAGCACGAGCAGTAATCAATCGATTACTTGGTGAGCGAAAGCTAACCGAAACAGGGTTAGCTTGGTTGGTAGCTGCCACTGATCCTTTCCATGATTCAGCGGTTACACCAACTGGTTTTCCAGACCTAAACTCAACAAATACTTTAGTTCAATGTTACACTCAAACGGCAGCAATAACAGCTCCAACATCTGCAGGTTCTGGGTCATGGGACGCACATTTTTTATTTTGTCCCGTGCTCGGTTCGGCGTACTCTGATCCAGTATTAACGCCTTTTACTTATACTGCAAATTCCTTTTCATTTGCAACTGCAGGTGGAATAGGTGCTCCTTTATATTCTGGCTACAACTGTGTGGCTGGAGCGCAAGGTTTTAGTTTGATCTCCACTGCTGCTTCGAGCCTTACTGTCACTCAACAGAGCCCGCCTAGGCGAGCTTATGGGGGTGAGTATCGACTTGTCGCGGCAGGTTTTGAGGTTACTAATACCACAGCGGAACTCTATAAAGGAGGAGCTGTCACGGCATGGCGTGCACCAAATACGCCATCCCGACTCGTTAACGTTTACAATAGTGCAGCTACCACAACAACACCGATTACCGTGTATTGTGGGAACGCACCACCAACAGATCAGGGAAAAGCCCAATTGTACCCAACAGCAAAAACATGGGGTGCGTCGGATGGGGTTTATGGTATTGCAACATTAATTGGGGAGACAAACCCTTTTGTAATTGCAAATGCCACGCAACCTTTTTTCGTTCAAGCGCCCTCTTCAACCGATTTGGCAGCCGGCAACACAGTTCCGTGTTGGACCTCGGCAACAACTCAAGTGTTGGGGAACGCTACAATGCAAGCGATGATACCATATGCTTGGCATGGTGCTATGTTTACAGGTTTGCCGAATCAATCTGCACTCCAGTTTACAACAAAGTACTATGTCGAGCGGTGTCCATCCGTTTCTGAACCTGATTTCCTCGTTTTGGCTAGACCACCACCGGATTTTGATCCAATGGCCTTAGAAATTTACACACGATCTGTGTGTGAGCTTCCAGTTGCGGTTCCTGTTGATGAGAATCCTCTGGGTGAGTGGTTCAATGATGTTCTCGATACAGTGTCTGAATGGGCACCCAAAATCGGGGGCGTTATTGGTGGCCATGGTGCCACCTTAGGAAATGTTTTAGGTAATTTGGCAGGCAAATCTGCAACCGAAAGACGTGCTGAGATCTCTGCTCCTTCAGAGGGAGTATTAGCACAGGCCCCAAAACAATCCTATGTTCCTAAACCAATATCTCAACCAGCTCAAAGGATAAAACGTCCACCAATAGCTGCTGCAACAAAAACAAAACGAAGACGACAACGTAAACGTCGTAATAAAAACTAAAGTCGTGTTCGACGACCTAGTGGTCCCAAAGTGTGAATAGTAACCACCACCACTATCAGGGTGAATCCCGCACTAGAAATAGTGTATGGGGTTAAATCAAAACGTTGTGAACCGTAACATTCAACTCTTCCAGTGGATAAGCCATTAAGTACGCATTTAACGGGCGCGTACAGCCACAGCTCTGAAGAGGGACTCACAATAAGCTTGCACACGCTTCGAAGGATAACTCATGTTACAATGAGAATGCCGGAGAAGGTGTGTAAAGGGCGCCTAAGTGTAGTTAGAGACTACCGCCTTATGGCTCAATCCCACCAACCGAAAGGTTACCCGGTGGGGTGAACAAAACCCGAACTCATTTTAATGGGAGGGAGGCCACCTGCTCGAAAGAGTGGAAAGAGTGGTTAACCTAGGACGTCATACCCACCTTAAATGGTGTGTATGTAATAGAGTGTTGTATATCACTCACAATAAAATATACCATCTATGACTCAATAGTTAAACAGTCGTCATAGATGTGTACTTGACATCATGACAAGTCTTTTTGAAGGACTGTTTGACTGAGTTTGATGCGTGCTCATACCGGTACGGGTG